AGTGCAGATGTAGCGCAAGCAGTTGAGAACTTTCAAAATTATAGAGGTGATTGAATGATTGACACAGACAAATACGAAGGACATACACCTGTAAGAAAGAAATGGCCTCGTTGGTGCGAGGATTGGCTCTTTAGTCTGTATTCAGGAAAGACTGAAGATGGCTCTCATACTCCAACATGGAACCAAGATAACGCACTTGCTTGTGATGCACCACTTCTTCTTGAAGAAGTCAAGCGATTGCGTGAAAGACTCATGCTGGCCGAGTCAGCACTTGGTGAAGTAAGAGCATGTCACGAAGATGGGCAAGGAAACCTCGGTGAAATACTTGAACACTATCGTGACAAGGAAGGTGTTGAAATGCCGAATGCTTTCGATGAGGTGATGCCTAATGGCGATGCTCCTTGATGATACCATCGGCTTCCCTGACGAAGAACATCTAAGAGTCCAATGGGTTGCGATGTATTCAGCACTGCTGAGATTCATGTCGCTCCAAGACTTGGAGAAAATGTTGGATGATGTTTCGGAAGGGACGATTGACAAGTTCAACCCATTAAATGAACAGGTGAAGAAAAATGAATGACACAGACAAAAACATAGAGCAGATAGAAGAAGAAGATGAGGATGACTTCATAACAATAACAGGTGTCGTTACTAAGTCATACTTTGAAGAACTAATGGATGGGAGAGAATGTTTCCACGATGTTGAATGGGATATTCAAGAGTATGATATATATGCAGAACCTCTCCATGAGAAAGTCAAGCGATTGCTTTTACTTTTCCGTGAAGAAGGATTAGACCTATCGGAAACATTGAAGGAGTTGAATGAATGATTGACACAGACAAATACAAAGGACATACACCTGCGCCGTGGGCTATTGATGTTCACAAAGTAGGAGATAAAGTAAGCGCAATAGTAATCGAATCCAATTGGACTTCGCATGGTAATTGTGTATTAGCAGAAGTCGAAGTTGAAAACGAATACGCTAACGCAGACGCACAACTGATAGCAGACGCACCACTTCTTCTTCAAACATTGAAGGACTTGAAAGAAATGCTTTGGTGTTATTTCATAGACCCTGAATGTCCCGAAACGGGTGTACCGTATGAAAAACAAATCAAGGAGATGTTGAAGATTGAGTATTGACACAAACAAATACGAAGAATATCAAAACGCAAGGGTTGAAGGATTCATACCTGCCGAGTGGGAGTTTGAGGATTACCTGCTCGCAGAAGTCAAGCGGTTGCGTCAAGAAATCAACCAATTACCAATCGACTTACACGAGTCACTGGACATGATACTTGAAGCACATTACCCTGAAGTAAGAGAGAGTGTGATGTCCATGTTTGGAGATGCATGGGGAAACAATTTGACGGGGTATGCAGAATGAATGACGGATTAAGAATGCATTTCAAGCATGGTTGGGTACAAGCGCACCTGACTGAGAAGATCGGATATGAAGATGATGAGTTATACAAACTCCATTTACATGCTCCCAAGTCGGACATGAACAAATTGTGGGCTGAGTTGAGAGAGAGTTTGGATAATGAGGGAGCAGGTTATTCCATATTGATTGGAAAATTCAGGATAAGGGGACCACCACCCTACTGTTTGGCTTGGAAGAATAAGCAGTAAAATGCCATACCTTTCAAAATTAAAACGAAACAGTTTATAATGTGGAGCAAATAGATTAGAAATAACGGAGGAGATACAATGGACAAAATTGTAGTAATAGGAAAAATAAAAGCAAGCAATGAAAAAACGATAGACATAGAGTATGAGGCAGCGTCAGGAACTAGAGAAGTGCGATTGCCTAGAACTCTCATAGGTAGAGTAGAAAGTGTTGGTAACGGCACTACTGCTTTACTCATTAACGCTGATAACAGCGAAGATGGACAAATGATTGGTGCATTCATGGGCGGTGGCCCGCATGCACCGTTGCACGATAGTGCAGAAAAACAAAGGATTGTGGAAGCAATGGAATACGGAGAAGATATAACAAATAATGAACAAACGAATGATGAGACACCAAGTTGGGGCACATCAGGACCAAGCATAACAGTTGGCGATCAGGTAGTCGCTAAGGTTGATGATTCGGGACCTTTCGATGCAGCGTTCCTTTCAGGTGGTAGAACTAAGCACAAGGCAGTTAACTGGGACTTCGACCCAGTAAAGAAGCCTGCGCTAGTTATCATGGACGAAGAAGGTAGAGATGGCATGGTGCTTGACACTGTTGCTCGTGTCAACCTAGCAGATGGTGAGCCTGCGGCTTTTCACATCTTCAACCCTGATTACAAGAGCGAGAAAAGGCCAGCGGGTGCATACCTTGGAACATTTACCAAGCAGTATTACCCTATGCCTTACAGAGAGGGCTTTGGTCCAATGCTAGAACTGGCTGCTCAAAATGGCTGGGATTGCAAACCGATCGCTTACAAAGAGGGCAAGAGAGCAGACCTATACTGTGATGTTACAAGCAGCATCGATTGGGACAATGTGACTGATGGTAATCGAAATGGTTTGACAAAAACTGGCGACTACCGCATAGGTTTCGTAGTCAAAAACAGTCTTGATGGTAGTAGTAGTTTCAAGGTGCAAGCAGTTGCTATGCGCATGGCTTGTAGCAACGGCATGGTTGTCGGAAAAGAGGCTACGCTGATTAGTCTGAAGCACACCACGAACACTCTGAAAGGTTACGATTTCAGTAAACTAGCAGCCAAGATTGATGCGGTCATCGAAGTTGCCAAGCGAGAAATCGTAGCAGTCGAAGGACTTCGTGACATTAGTATTACTCGTAATACCTTTGACAAGTTGATGACGATTTGTGAGAGCAAGGGCTTGATTACCAAGCCGACTGTTACTCGCAATGAGAAAGGCGATGTCACTGGTTTGACTCGTGGTTACATGTGGCGTGTACTTGGTGCTGGTTGGACTAAGCCTGCCGAAGATTGGGTTGCAGTAGAGCCTGAAGATGCGGGCACTTTGTATCACGTATACAACGTGTTGACTGGCGCAGTTACTCACAAGCCTGAGTGGACTGATGGCAAGCAGGTATTGAAGGGTAAGGTGCTTCAAATGGATGCTGTCTCTGAGAGACTGTCCAAAATACACACACTGGTCACCGATGTTGCCAAAGGCAGGATTGACTTAGAGGATGTCACACCGTTCTCTGAACTAATTGTGTGATTGTGCAATAGCACTTACATTGGGGTTTTTCCAGTAATAACAGGGAAAGTTTTCACGCCGGAAATAGTGGAGGGTTTGCCATGAACCTGTTTCCCCAGTGGTAGGAGTTGATGATATGATAGAAGAAATTATAGAACTTTTAGAAAGTAATGAGTTAGATGATTGGTCAGAAGAAATTAGTTACTTGAATTCACTCAAGCGTAAGTTACATCGTATAGAAGAAGTAGCACGAAAGTGGTTCAACTACGGTGACTATTCATATGCTGAGATATTAGAGATACTTGGCGTTGAGTTTGGTAAAGAGGAGGAATAAACATGAGTGATTTAGGTAAAGAAACATTAGAGAAAATCAAAGAGATATGCCTTGAGTGGTACAGATTCGGTTGCGAGGATGGCTACTACAATGAAGAAGGGATAAATGCAATGGATGCCTTTTGGGAGATATTAAGATTACTTGGGGTTAGTTCAATAGAGATGGATGATTTCGATCGGAGGGAGTTATAAACATGAAAACAATGAGATTAGAAGAAGGAATGAATGTAATTAACCCAAGTCGTTTTGGGAAACTACATGTGTTTGTGAGGAATGGAAATGTGTACAAAATCACCATTTTCAATTCATCAATTAGCAAAAGAAAAACACATGTACAGCAATACAAAGGCGAGAAGTTGCATCATGTGCAGTTAGACATCAAAGCAGACGAGGAGGAATGAATATGAAAGAAGAAGATATGATAACGATACAGATAGGAGCAGGTTGCCCAAGTGGTAACAGTAACCATGATATAATTGGGTTTTGGAATAAGACTATGATGGTCGAAATACACCATCTATTGGCTAGAGATTTCATTGGTAACCTAATGGAGTACGCTAGGCAAGAAGCAGAAGCGCCACACTGGCAGTACTACAGCGAGGAGGAATTATGATGGATGGAATAGCATTATGCGACAGGGCTGACTTTTACTTACAATTGACAGCAGGCAGGCACAAGCACCCCACTGAGTTATGGTGGACTAAGGACTGTATTGGGTGTGACTTCTGTCATATAATGGAGGAATAAATATGGACACAAATGATTTTGAACAGAGAATGCAATCGATAAACAATCTTGTAGAGGTGGAGATAAACAAGGTAGTGGCAGAAGTCAGGATGCTGACTGAGTTCAGAGACAGGGTATTTGCCGCTTTCCATGAGATGCCCCGAAATAAAAGGAGTCTAACCTACTTACTCAATGAGTTAGGCTATCTAAATCATTACCCGGAGGGACTTGGACTCTATGAGTTGAAACCTTTGTGGATGGAGAGGGCACGACAATACATCGATGAGGAGGAATGAATATGAACACGGAAAGATTAACACATGCAAGTGTATGCTTAGATGTAGCACTAGAAGAAGCGTATAAAGGAAATATCGAAAAAGCACGAGAATACATTCGTAAGTGCAAAGAAAGTTTGGAGTGGGTAGAATGACACACACATACACAGAGAGGCTTGGTTACAAACACGATCTTGACTTACTAAAAGAATATATGGAACTTGATGACATTATCACTATACTGCTTGACAATTGTAAAGATGCCGAACAAGTAATCACATTCTACATGATTGACTATGTGTTAGATGACGCTAATGTCGATGCAGAAGTGAAGGTTATTGAATGATAGCAAGTATAATATTAGTGAGTGAAACAGTATAACAAAGTGAAGGGATAAATATGAACTTAGAAGAATTAACAAAAGAATTTGAAGCCTTTTATGGTGACGAAGAAAATGAACACCAGTTGTTGACAAGAATGAAACCTCTAATTTACGAGGTAAAACACTTGCGAGGTGTAATAGATTATATCAGAACGATAGGTAGAATGCGAGCGGCATCTGATGCATCGGGTGTATTTTTATCTATCATGGAAAAGGTGTTAACAACTGACGAATATATAGAATGGAGGAGTAAAAGTGGTATGTTCAACATGCGCATCTTGGACTGAGAGTGATTGGAATGCTGACCCTGTTTGATTACAAACATAATAAATTTGGTGAAAGAATCGGTATGAAATACTCATACAACCCTGAACTCAACAATGCATTGAAATCTAAAATTGGTGGGTTTCCCGCTGTGATGTGGGACAAGCCTCAAAGGGCATGGAGTATACAGAATAACCGCACAGTCATATTAATTGCAGCGGAGACATTCATTGATTTTGGTATCGATGCAAAGGAACTGTATGAACGTGCGAACATATTACCTGTTCACCAACGCAACCCAAACGATTGTTGGGTAGAGGAATCGGGAACTCGTTTGAAGATAAACATCCCTTTCATAAAAGACGCAGAATTGCGTGACAGTGTCCACAACACTATCCGCATGATTGATGGACGCAAATGGGATCCTCTTTCGATGTGCTGGACTGTTCCGTTAGCACAAGGTAAAGTGTTACACGGTTTGATGAAAGAACTGTATGAACCACTAGCCGAAGCGATACTGGATTGTGATGCAGCCGTCCACGATGTTTGGGACAGCATCCGTCGTGTCGAAATGAGTAGTGCCACTACTCTATCTGATGAGGACATGGACAAACTAGACAAAAGGTTAGAAGTCAGAATCCCACCGGGCCTAGAACTATATCCCTTTCAAAAAGTTGGAGTAGCATTTGCTGAAGCCAGTAATGGGCGTTGTTTGATTGGTGACGAGATGGGAGTAGGTAAGACAATACAAGCGTTAGGTTATGCTGCTTTGCACAGAGAAAGGCCAGCACTAGTAGTTTGTCCTGCTAACGTAAAATACAACTGGCAGAAAGAGATTCAAAAATGGTTACCTGAAGAAAAGGTCCAAGTTATAGACACTGGTAAGGCAAAGTTAGACGATGTAGATTTTTATGTCATCACTTACGATTTATTGAAAACACGTTTAGATGACTTACTTACATTGAATCCGAGGCTGATGATAATAGACGAGGTGCATTATCTCAAAAATTCCAAAGCCCAGCGCACAGTAGCGACCATGACAGTAGCGAGGTTTGCCCCTAAAGTAATAGCACTAAGTGGCACAGCGATAGCAAGTAGACCGAAAGAGTTCTTTAATGTGTTACACTTGTTAAGACCCGATGAATTCAGTTCAGAATGGACCTTCAAACAGACTTACTGCGATCCGTTCCACAATGGATGGGGTTGGAACTTTGACGGTGCCTCCAACACTAAGCAATTGAACGAGCGTACTCGTGATGTAGTCATTCGTAGACTCAAAAGTGAAGTGCTGCCCGACTTGCCTCCTAGAACAAGACAGTTCTTACCGATTCAACTTACACCCGAACAGCGCACAATTTATGACATTGCTCAGGATGAGTGGGAGCAGCGCATCAATGAATACTACCTTAATGGGGAACCCATTCCTCCGGGCACTATGTTAGTGATGTTGAGTGAGTTGAGAAAAAAATGTGGAGAAATCAAGATACCTTACGCTTGTGAATGGGTTAGAGAATACAATTCTAGCACAGGTAAGCCATTGATTGTGTTTGCACATCACTCGGACATTATTCAAGGAATATCTTTAGGGCTTGATAATTTAAAAGTTGCAACTATCATGGGCAAAACACCTTCCAAAGATAGAATGGATATTGTTGATGCCTTTCAGAAGGGTCACATAGATGTGTTAATTTGCAGCACACTGGCTGCTAAAGAAGGTTTGACCTTGACAAAGGCTGACACTATTCTATTCATAGAAAGAGAGTGGGTGCCCTCTGATGAAGAACAAGCGGAGGCTAGAATACATAGAATTGGTCAAGACAGTAGTAATGTTCACTCTGTATATTTGTCTTGTATAAACACTGTTGATGAACACTTTGACAGAGTTGTTGAACAAAAGCGGCAGGTAGTTAAAGCAGTTCTTGACGGAGGGGACGTAGAAGAACGTAAAAGTTTAGTAAAGGAATTAGTGAAAAAAATGAAAGCGGATAGAGACTGGAAATGGAGAGAGGTGGTTGAATGAAATGTTTAGCATGCAAAAAAGGAACTTTGAAATTAGCGAATTATGACAATGGCAAGAGAACTTATGCAAAGGCACACCCAAGGGGGTTGTTAGTTTGCAACAGTTGTGGCTATAAGGAGGTTATATGATGAATGACGAAATAGTAAAAGAGATAGCGATAAGTTTAGACGAGATAGAAGATCTGCTTCTTCCCATAAATTCGGCGCTTGAAAAGGCGAAAGAGGAAATAGCAGATTTAAAAGAAAAGCACGAACGATTAATGGATGAGTTTGCCGTGATAACTGATGAGGTATTTTCTCAAGGGGATTTGAGAGCAGCGGTTCGTGAGATACAAGATGAGATGAGAAAGGTAAACAGGAAACTGATACTAATACATGAGGTGTAAATATGACAAAAACATTTGAAGAATTGAAACAGAAAGCATTAGACGGAGAAATGGACAATGACGCTGAAGGTTCAGTGGCGTTGATGTGTGAGGTTGGAAAATTGAGTAAGCGTGAAAGATGGGAAATAACTCGGATAACCTACGATCGCCTCAGTCCTAAAGAGAAATTAAAAGAGTTGGGCCGGGAGTATAGGATGAGAAGTCAATACTTCAATGACCTTATGGATTGGGAACCTAATGGAAAAGTCAACTTTGCAATAAAGGAGGCCACTGAAAGATTAGAAGATAAGCATTGGGAAGTCAACGAAACGCTATATCTTTTTGCTAGGAGAATCCGTGACTTTGTTTTAGAAAGCAATTACATTTACACAATAAAGAACCAGTACGATTGGTACTTGGATAAAGAAGAAACAGAACTGAAGGGAGAACTATGACAGAGAAAACAGTAGAGATAGTAGCAAAAGACATTGACGACAATGGTGTTTGGCATTGGGAGGGCAGCGAAACGCCTATACCGTTGCTTGGTAATCATGTGCCTATACCCGATAGAGTCAGATTACCTTTGGACCCTGAGATGCAAGAAGTCCTAGCCTTAGTCAAGGCTAGCGATTGGTTGGAGATGTGCCCTATCTGTGAGCAGGCACCGGCACCGGGCATCTTACTAGTGACAGAGTATACTAAAATATACCCAGCACATTGCTGTAACAAGATGATGTGGATGACAGATGAGAGGGATAACAGTGACATCTTCCCAAGATGAACAAACACCTGAACAACAAGTCGATGCCCTGCTCAGAAGCCTAGCCGTCGGTGCCTTGTGGGAACCGGCTGGCAATGGCTTAACTTACATGAAAACAGGGGATAGGGAAGTAGAATTGATGGTTCAGCAAGACAGTGCAGAATCAGCACAGGCTCGTGTTAGACTTGGCATAACTATGGCTAAGGCCGGTTGGCAGGTAAAAGAGGACAGTGTGCAAGTTGCACCAGTGCAGAATTTGTCTCCGCAGCAGCAATACATGAGGGAGCAAATGATGCGACAAGAAGTGGCACAAACTACTTGGAAATGCCAAACACCTGACTGTGGTTGTCTTTTGTCAGCCTTCCCACTGGAGGAAGCCAAGTGGATGTTTGTAGGGCAAGAGAAAATAGAAGATGGCAACGGTATTGAACAGGATGCTGAAATTTGGGCAGTTAACATAACATGTCCTGTATGTGACACACTCATTTCTATGGAGCCATTAGAATTTGCTCTATTAGCGGGGGATGATTTAATGATGTCCTATAAGACACCTAAAGCACAATTAGAAGCACTGGACAGACATACTATAATCAAAATGATGGATAGTGGTGAAGGTAGATCTAGTATAATCATTACTGGTTCCTTTTGCCCGTTCAGCGGAGAACTATTGCCACCTCATGTAAGAGGAGCAGTGGTCAGTTTCAAAGGACTAAGCAATGAGGAGGAATGAACATGGGCTATAACATGAATAGAGAAGTATTAGAAGAACAAGCAAAAAAGATACAGGAACAGGCCAAAAAAATACAGGCTGGATTGCAGACTATGAAAAGTCTTCAGCATTGTCTTGTTAACGGTTGTAGTTTTGATTTACACGTAACTCAACAAGACTTTCATGAGATATTAGAGATGAGAGCAGTGTGTTCTGTGTGTAGTGCGCAGACAGAACTGTTTGAACATCTCCCACTATCAATGCCTGATGATGAGGATAGAGTCGGTGACTTGGCTGAATTAAGGTTAGATGAAATAGATGTAGAGACACCTGAAGAAGGAGTCGATGAAAATGGCGTGTTAGTAACTGATGAATGGCCGAGAAACGATCCTGATGAGGGGGAACCAAATCAACTTCACAACCTTCCAAAAGGTGTGTTTGAGAAAGTAAAGGAAAGAATTGGAGAGTGAAAATGTGAGCAAGAGCGTAAAGGTAAAATTTGGAAATTTAGCAGAGGAAGTTTTGAAAGAGGCAAACGAGGCATTAGCAGTAACTGTCATTATTGACAGAGTCGCTGCTAAGGCATTGACTAAGATACAAAAAAATGGAAGGGTGTCAAGTAATAGAAACCTAAAGCAAGTGACAAACAGAGTGGCTTCAGCGTATCTTAGACAAGATAAGCGTTTTGTCAAAACTGAACAAGATGCGTGGCGTGTCAACTTATGGACACTAGCGGAGGAATGAATATGAGTAAAAAAATAAATGAAGCACATAAAAAATTGATAGAAGCATACAAGGTATTACACCAAACACACATATTGTTACATGACAGAAGGTGTAAATCATTACCAAGAAGGTATGGTGTGGAGCAATTGACTGAAAGAGAAATACCAACCAAAGGTAGTCTGACCCAATCTGATTGGAACCACCTTATATGGGCATGGAACAGATACTCTCAGTATCAATGTGATGTCGAATGGAAAGCGGAACAAATGCTAAGAGATGTTGTTGACGATCTAGACGACTATCTTTATGACAACGGGCACCCACTACATGACGAAACAGATGGATGGGAGGATGAACCAAGAGAGTTTGTCAATGAAAGGTTCAACCAATACCTGAAGGAGTTTTGGCCGTCAAAGGCTAAACATGAGGAGGAGTCTGTTGCTAAAGTCGAGAAGCCTAAACCCAAAGCCCCATCAGAGGATTTCACATACGATACAAAACCTGTTTGGAAAAGAACCATTGATAGTCTAGTATTCGCTGACTTCTTAGATGGTAACGGGATTATGCAAACGACAACATGGGCGTTACAGGATGGTGGCAAAACATGGACTAAGTATGGCACAGAAGGGGCATTTAGATATGTGTTCAAAGGAGATAGAGTCCTGTTAGAATCTAGTTATCATGGTAGCCTTAGATACTTCAAATTGTCAGATGCACAGAGTAAGAAACTCAGAGAGTACTATGGTGAAAATGGTGAAAGGTGGGAAGAATGAGTGAGGTAGACATTGGTAAAGCATATCCGCAGTACATCGTATGGCGCAAACCTGCTACGAGCAAGCGTCACAAAGGTAAGAAAGAAACAGTGCTTACCAAAGTCTACCCACCGAGCGGTCCACAAGTGGACATTAGACTACGCAACAATGTAACAGGTGGCTTTACAAGGGAGGGCATTCGTCTGTCCTTGGAGGATGCAGTGTCTTTGAGCAAGGCACTGTCTAAACTTGTAGAACATTTACAAGAGGAGAGGGAGAGTGTAGAAGGTGTTACTGGCTGAAGCAGCAATGTTGTCACGCAGACTCAAAGAATCTTATACAAGGTGGAGGCGTGAAACCGAATCAAGATCGGAAGCCTTCAAAATATCAATCAAAGCATTGAAAGACAGACTCAGTGAACGAGTCGAAGTAATTGAAGATGTTATTGACATACTTTATCCGAAGTATTCTAAATACGAACAGCAGTTCGTTTCAGTGCTTTGGGTCAGAGATAACGTGTGTTCAGAGTTAGGCATATCTCCCATACACTGGAACATGGTCATGACGGGTAAACCAATCGTGCCATACTTGGCAACCGAGTCTTCTGAGATAGGAGGAGAGGGCTGGACAATTAAGCAAGCGTTGATGGCTATGCACCGTATCAAAGACGAGGGTGTGCTGTCAATGGCTCAAAACATGAATGAAGATGAAGCGCTGTTGTTTTGGTCTAGGGCAATGGGTGAACAGGAACCTATGCCTATCGACAGATTCTTGCAGATGCTTTCGTATCTACCTGAGTCAAATGGCATAACCAATCTACAAAGCATTCGCCACCAACTGATAACCATGAGTCCTCAAGAAGTGGCAATCAAGATCTTACACAAAGAATTGGTTACACTTAACAATGAACTGTTCCTTCAGCCGGGGCAACCATTCGTAGCACCTATCTTCCAAGCGTGGACATCGATGGTAGCACCATCAGGAGTGTATGCAGATGTGATGAGAGGTTCAAGGAGATACTTACACATCACTGAATTTCCAAAGGGTTCTTTCAGAGGAGTGATTTACTCTAGGGACAGACAAGTGGTGGGCAAGATACACACATTCGACTTACCGTTCCAAGCCGAGGCCATCCTTGAAGTGGAAATGTCCGGTGATAAAATCACCAAGATAACCGATGCTTATTCAATTGGAGAAGATTGGGAGGTTTACAGAGTAAACAGGTCAGAGCGTCTTTCTAGGGTAAACAGTTTAGAACCAACTGTCCCTGTTGACGGTGGTAAACTAGTAGAGAGTGGGTCAGACATTGGCTCTTTACTGAATCAACTAGACGGTAGAGAAAGACTGCGCCTAGTTAAGTCCGGCCCAGTGGAGATGCGTGATAGCAACGGATGGGTTGTAATTCAACAGGCGTTCCACATACACTTCTTAGTAAGTGCAATTCGTAAGGATGAGGAGTTCGATACAATCCTGCGCCTGTCTGTATTAGATGGTTATGAGACATTTGAGGTAGGCGAGAGCAAGGTTCCGACTGATGTAGCCCAACACATAAGAACGAGGCTGGGTCAACAGGGGGTGCTTGCGGGGAAATCTTGGATGCCAATAGATGAATATGGTTTGGTTGTAGTAGCCGAAGTAACCGGCTTCGATCTTGATAAGATGAAAGCCACACACTTGAACATACTATATGCAGATGATACACTGGGTTACAGTGATACATCACAACTGACAGATTTGATAGAATTAGCGGAGTGAGAGAAATGAACTGGAGAGAAAGAGAAAGAGAAATCAAGCGTAAGGAACATCTTAGACAACAAAAAGAGAGAAACAAAGAGAGAACGGAAAAGATAGCCAAATACTTTTACCAGCGAGGCATTAAAGAGTTACCCGAAGTGAGAGAAGGTTATGATTACATTTCATTTTGTAAGAAACATGGGATAGTAGCACACGGTTTCAGTGTTCCTCACTCTGAGATTTCCTGTGAATGTAAAGAGTTGTCAGCACCTTCTAAGAATGTGAAGAAAAGTGCTGTTTGTCACTTTGCAATAAAGTCTAGCAAAGTAGGGTCAATTGTAGCATGTTCCTATCCTTCTGATTTAGGAGTATTTACAAGTGACATATCAAAGGTAGGTTGCGGTAATTGTAGGAAGCGATTAGAGATGGCATTGAGATTAAGTAAGGAGATGAAAGAATGAATATGACAGAAATAAAGGACAAAGCAATAATCGGATTAATGGGCATTGCTATACAACACATAGACAATGGTGATACAGACAAAGCGAGAGATACAATGATGGGAATAATAAACACCCTAGAAGGACAGGTGACGGCATGAATGGAACAGATGTAGTTTGGAGTAAAGAGATGAAGGACATGGCAGTTTATTGTATGACAAGTAGTAACGCAATTGATAGCATAGGTCATTACTTAGTTGAATATATTGCACGAGAAGATGATGCACTTCAAGGGATTGAATGCAATGGTGAGTGTCAGCATGAAATAGACATTTACAATGCAGCATTAACTAAAGTAATTCAAAAATCGAAGCACTTCAAAGACATAAGGAAGTTTTTACAAGATGCTTCCGAATACTATGGCGGTGATTACTTTCATCTTTTGGTTAAATATCTAAAGGAAAATTATGGCGTGGAGGTGACGGCATGAATGAAAAGAAGTGCCCAATGTGTAAAAAATATGAACCGATTATTTACAACGAAGTATGCGCCGTATGCACTGCTATACTTGAAGATGAAGACGAGGCGTGGAGGTGACGGCATGAAGCGAGGAGAGCGTAAAGATGGAAGTGTAGTCAAACACTGCGGTATTCGCATAGCGAGTAAATGGAACTATTGCCCAATATGTGGTAAGAAGAAGGAAACGAAGGTGGTTTCATGGTCGTAATATGGAGAGAAAAATATAGACCAAACAAAATAGACGACCTAGCAGGTTGTAAGGAATTCAAAGAAGCAGCCAAGTCTTGGCTAGCCAAAGGTAGCCTACCAGCAAACATGCTGTATGTAGGGCCACCCGGTGTAGGCAAGACCAGCGCAGCCTATGCACTAGCCAAAGAGTTGTTTGGTGATTATTTCGATCCGTCTAACTTTATTGTAACGAATGCGAGTGATGAGCGTGGTATCGATTTCGTCAGAGAACTAAAGCACATGGTAAAGCAAAAAGGGATAGGAGTTAGAAGGCGGATATTCGTGCTGGATGAAGCAGACTCTTTGACACCTGCGGCACAGAAGGCATTGAGACAAGTGATGGAAGATAGTCACAGAACTGCGATATTCATATTGACGGCCAACGACATCTCTCCAATTCACAAAGCAATTAGAGACAGATGCCTCACATTCAGATTCAAACCCCTCACTGATGAAGAAGCGAGAGACAAACTAACTCAGATTCACTTAGCAGAAAACCTGCCGGAACCATGGATAGAACAGTATACTATGTTGAACCGTTTAACCAACGGAAGTCTAAGACAGAGCATAGACATTTTAGAGGCAACACCTAAAACAGATGGCGGGCTTTTGCAGAAACTTAAACGCAATACTGAGAGCCTAAACAAGGCAGCACTCAGTTACATCGGTGAGAACTATAAGCGATTAGCATTACACTTGAAAAACAACCTCAAAGAGGGAAACAGTCGTATCGCAACACTAATAGGGTTGAGACAAAGAGGCAGGTCCCTGCTGGAGGATGGTCAAGAAGATTGGTTTGCATTTATGTTGACATATGGAGAATTCATATTGTTAGCAAATATGTGGCCGGATGATGACGATTCCTTTGTAGACTACTTTGTAGCAAAATTAAGGAAAAACAAGGAGGAAAAAATATGAATGAAGAAAGAAAATTACCGGAGGGCGTATTAGAACGTCTACAAGGTTATGCAGAAAGAGCAGGAATAAAGGTAGGAGAAGCAGCAAATAAATACTTTGCTTGGATTGAGCAAGAATTTGCTGTCTCTAACTGGAAAGATGAAGATGATGATTTGTTGATTGAATGGGCAGAGATGTTCACACTTGAGACACGTAATCTAGGCATTGGTGGCGGCAGCAGTCGTGAAACTGTGACCTTTGTTGGACAGTTTGTTGGAATAGATGACAAGGTCAACGACTACCGAGAAAATGCAAGAGAAAGGGCGATTTCGGCTTATCGAAACAATTCAGGTCAAGCCATAGATAACGGCTTGATTGGGATTGTAAAGGCGAAAGACGGAGTATGGCACGTTAATGGTGAGCCAACTAAAGAGCGCATCGACGGTGACAAACTACCTTGGTTTGGACTACAAGTTGACGGAGATCTAGTGTGCTTAATGAACGACAAAGGGGGACCTATGGCCCCTACAAGCAAAGTGCGCAACTTGTATCTATTAGGTAATGATAAATCTAAGTTCAATAAATCTATAATTGAATGGCGTATATCATTAACGGGTAACAATATGTTTGAGGAATATGAGTTAGGTAGACCAGTCACATGCCAAGTGATATTACCTAACAAAGAAGATTCAAACACAGTTTACACTAATCGAGACTTCTGTAAGACTATGGTTTACACAGACACTTTCGTGGATGAGGAAGACAGAGTATTACTAAGACCTGAAAAGTATTTAGTGAATACAGGTATGCATGATTTATTCGTAGAACTAGATGAACTAAGTGAAGTATACGATGAGCGTAAGTTGCAGAGTAGCACAGGTAACTATTACGGACCTACAATTATTACTAAGGGATATGTTAGTAGACTCAATTTAGAGGCCATGGATAACATCTACGACCAAACGGGTAGAGCGTTTAGGTTAAGCGTAACTAGCCCCAACCTACAACGTAAGTTTGGCAAGGACTCAGCAATGTCTGAAGTAACCGTATTCGTGCCCGGTAGAGTTTATGATGACACTCATCCATTTGAGTTCAAAGATACTTATGGTGAATGGCAACCTTATGCAGAAAAGACCCCAGTGATAATATTTGGTAGGATTCGCATGAGCGTTTACAATGACCAAACTACCCCTAACCTAACAGCATTCGGCATCTATGTGCCATCTCGCACAGCGAGGCCGGGTGCAAAGGGCGGGGACACTAGTTTAGACCAATTTAAGAGCAACGGAGAGGAATACTGATGGCAGGATTTGGAGCAATGAAAAAGAAAGAAGAAGAAGATAGAGCAGAAGCGATCTTCCAAGCAGAAGCGGCAGAAGTAGACAAGCAAATTGTAGAGGAACAATTTCCTGTGGTTGCTTCTAACAGCAACTTCCCTAACTTGGAGGCAGAGTTTGCACAGCAGACTAACCCTAACAGGATGAGACCTAGTAAGGTAATGTGTGGTGTGGTTGGACACGAGGGCACCGGCAAGTCCGGTATCGTGATTGACGGTCACATGCATAGATACCCTGAAGGAATGCTTTGGGCGATAGATTTCGATAACGGGGCGATGGCTTGCAAAGAAGCACACTACCCCGGAGAAGATGAGCGTATCAGAGTATGGTCACCTTGGGTTTTCCAAACTGCTGACCGCACTGCTTACGACTACCCAGCGACACATAGCCGTATGATGGAATTACTACGATTCGCCGTAGAGTATGCAGAGAAGCAGACTAAGCCTGACTTTGATGGTAGGAAACTCAATACTCTCTTGGTTACATCCGTAGACCAATGGGATTCAGTTTGTATGAACAACATGAAGATATTCGATCTAGAGGACAACAATGTGAAAGATGCAGTTGGTGCTGCTAAGGTTGAAGTCAACCAAGGTATCGGCTGGAATTGGAGCATTAGGTCCACTAGATTCAAACAAATGACAGCACTGTGTCAGAAACTAAACGCTCTCGGTGTAGACATATACTGGGAAACTCACCTCAAAGAGGACAAGGATGGCAAGGTCGGATTCGACGGCTGGAAGTTCGCATGGGAAAAGAGCGCAAACAATGACCTGTTCCAAATCATTTGGTGTCACGCTAACAAAGTGCGTGGAGAAGATGGCAAGGAAACAGGCGAGATCAGACACACAGCAGAGTTCTTCAAAGAAAAGACCAACTCTGACCTAAAGGGTCAGGAGAGGCTTTACTTCGTCACTAAGAAGGGCGAGCCTGCGCAATGGCACGGGCTTGCTGAACTGCGTGAAGGAGTTCTTTGATAACACCTCCGGGGTTTGTCCAGTAATAAGCGGAAATCTACCTAAACGGAAATAGTGACTTTCCCTCACGAACCGCTTCCCCCACCACTTAGGTGATATTATGACAAGATTCAAAGTAAACAATAAGGATTTGACCCAATTTATAACTGGCTTTGGTAAAGAATTACCGGACATAGTATTCAGAGTAAAAGATGATTATATTGAATCAGCAGTTGGTAAAGATACTCATTACATTAGACGTAGGTTGAATGTCAAAGAAGCGAAGCCGGGCGAAATTGCTGTAAGTGATGTTACTAGGCTACTATCGTTCCTAAAGGCTACAAAGGCAGGAGAGGTCACAATAAACCAAATGAATAAAACAACTGTTTTGCATGTAGCATGTGGTAAATCTACTTTACAATTACCAACATCCTCCTATCTAGTAACACAAAAGCAACTACCTTTGATAGAGAGATTAGTCAAAGAAGGTGAGAAAAATATGTGGCAAAAATGGGCCAACTTTAGCCTAGATTGCCACGGAATAGTAAACGGGGAGGACTTCGCACCAGCGGCACAGTTTGACAAAGTTATAGGTGGTAAGTTTTCTTGTAAGACTGCTTTCGATCCCGCAAGTGGATTCGTAATACATGCTGGTGGAAAAGCAAAGGGCAAGATGTTTGTTCGTATTCCAGTAACTAATTCTGAGTCTAAAAATACCACTGTCAAATCTGCATTTGCTTATTGGTTACCAGCACTTTTGTCCAATCTACCGCCGGGGCCACTTAATCTTCATACTGGAGATGAAACGGTGCTTGTGTTAGAACAGGGTGACACTGGTTTCCTGTTAGTTGTGATGGACCAAGAATACGAGGAGGACTAATAATGTCACATTACATTAGAGATTCTTTGGGCAATGTATGGCCCGTAGAAATGAATCTTCTTGTAAGTCTTGAAAAAAGTGGGCATTTTCATACTGGACATGGTACGTGCGATTGTGGTAAAGACATACCTCATCACAAAGGTAAGCCACTTTGTCCACATTGCAAGAGTTATCAAGGTGAAGGTGGGTGTAATGATTGCGAGTGTTTGGAGGGGGAGAAGTGATTATCAATTCTTACCATCCTAATCCTGAAGAATATGCTTACATCTACAAACGCTGGCGTGACTCTGAGGGCAACCTCATAGAGGAACACATCGATGACTTCAGACCTTATTTTTGGATTAAAGCCGAAACTAGTGATTTAGTTATCAACAACGCACTAAATAGATACCCCGGAAGCAGCGTGGACCGAAGTGACACTGCCATAGCACTAAAGACAGAAGAAGAATTGGTGAAAGTATACGCTTACCGACAATCTGATTTAAGAAGTATGCAAAGAGAATTCGATAAAACTTGGGAGGCAGATTTAAGCCTCACTGATAGATATTTGATAGATGAAATTCAGGTCATGCCTGAATGGAAGCCTCGTGTTTGGCACTTCGATCTAGAGTGGGATCCATATGATGACTTTACTACTGTAATGTCCGTCGTAGACAATTACAACAATCGTAATGTTACATTCTGTTGGAGTGAAGAAACAGCCGAGATAGAAGAAAAGGGCTTCGTTAGAAAAGAAGTACGCAATGTGAAGTATGAAGATGCCGAGTTTAGTTACGAGCGTTTATTCTATACTGATGAGAAATCTATGCACAGTGCCTTTTTGGATTACCTAGAGGAATGTAATCCTGACATATTGGTGGCCCACGCTATCATGTGGGCAGATTTGCCACATCTAGTTAGAAGGCTAGATGAGTTTAGGCGACTAAGTCCTTTGGGGCGTGTATTACGCCCACCTAAAAATGAACGGGGTTACAAATACACTGCTCAACCAATCCTAGGTAGGCTTTGTTTTGATACAGCAGCACCTTATGACAGCGGTACAGGCTTTGAGCGGGTATGGAAGGACAGCGGCAAGCCACAACTAGCCAGCCGAAAGTTGGATTATATTACAGGTCCTGAAGTGTTGGATTACGGTGGTAAGTTTGACATGGATGTGTTTACAGGATGGAGAGAAAGGTTCGATGATTACTGCGACTATTGTATGCAAGATACCTTACTACTCAAAAGAGTAGATGAAGAAAATCATGTTTTAAATTTCTTCATGTCATTGCAACGTATATGTGGCGTGACATTTGAATCCTGTCACAATGTAACTAGATTTGCTCGTGGATTACTTAGTAGACGCACACATTGGAAAGCACCTACAAATGCTAACGTAGAAAAGCAAGAGTATGAGGGTGCATACATTCCTCCTCCAAAACCGGGTAGGTATGAGGGTGTAGCCTGTGTAGACTACAAAGGGCTATACCCCTCATTGATTTTAAGTCATAATCTTTCATGGGAAACTCAAGTAGATAGAAATAAAGCCGGTGAAAACGGTATACACAAGTTACCTGATGGCACCTGTTGGAACCAATCTAAGAAGGGCTTACTTCCTCAGATTGTAGAGGAAATGTTTGAACTGCGTGACGAATATAAGCGCAAAATGAGAGAAGCAGAAACCCCGACTGAAAGAGCGGGTTGGAATACAATGCAACTTGCTACCAAGCGTGTCATGGCGAGCCAGTACGGTATGGTCGCTAGTTCCTACTGGGGCTGGTGTGACTTCGACATAGCCAACGCTATCACAGCCTGCGGTAGAGAAGCAATCAAATTCCTAATGGAAGAATCGGAGGCTCAGGGTTACGAAGCCCTATACGGTCATACTGATTCGGCTTTTGTAAAGATACCATTTGATGAGGCACCAGTATTAGCAAAGCACTTAACAGAAAAAGTGCAAACTGATCTCAATGCCAGTCATTTAATTGTAGAATTTGAGGCATATATGCCATATTGGATAGTAGCAGGTAAGAACCTCTACTATGGTATATGCTCTTGGCCTCCTGAAGATGAGGGTAAGCCTAAATCGGCTCGATTTGGTAAAATATCTACACTTGCACCTATATCTCGTAATTTAGAAAGAGATGCTTTGACTATGATTTGTCGGGGTGCATCAGAATCAGAAGTAATAGATTTCATAAGACCTATCTCTTTAAAAATCAAGAGAGGTAAAGCAGAACTCAAAGAAGTAACTGGTGTAACTAGAATTTCTAAACGGTTGGAAAAATATGAGAAACCGACATTAGGAGCAAAGGCGGCAATATACTACAATAAGCACATGGCAGAACGATTCAATCAGCCCAAGTTTGATGAAGGTGACAGTGTTCCGTGGATATATGTTGCCGCTTCTCCCGATTGGGCTAAACCAACAGACATTGTATCTTACAAAGATATATCTGAGTTGGAAGGGTTTGAACCTGATTGGGAAAAAATGGTTGACAAATTGGTTAAGGCCAAAGTAAAGCCTATATTCCAGTCTTTGAATTGGGATTTAGAAATGGCTTCAGGAGCCGCAAAACCAAAGAGGTATTGGTGATGATATGGATAAACCGAAATCTGAAAGAGAATGCACTTGTGGGTGCATAGTCAAGGCTAACAATTGGCACATTATGGCAAGTGGTCGCCAAGCGTGGGGCTTTTGTAGTAACTGTGGCACTTCTCATGCTTTCAATGAATGGAGGAATAGAAGATGAGTAGAGATTTTGCAGCGTATAAAAAATCTACATACAAGTGGGAACCGGGACATGACTTACACTTGCGAATTACAAAATCAAGTTTAACTAGCGACATGGATTACTGTCCACAACAGTATCATTTCAAGCGTAGGGAGGGTAGAAAAACTCCTGAAACAGACGCTATGCGAAAAGGAACTAATATCCATAACGCTATGGAAGAATTTTATGTTTACGTTCGCCCTAATATAAAGAAAGTGTTGAAATTACTCAACGAAAGTAAGCGTGAAGCAGCGTTTAATTTATTCATAAAAAGCCTACCTGAGCCTGAAGAACCTTATTTGTTAGGAGAACAAGAGGTGCTTTTGAAAAGATTAGAATGGGAACTAGATAGGCTAGAAGCAACACAAGGTATCAATTTCTTACCAGTGATTAACGAGGATGAAATACATGTATTTACTGAGCGTGAGTATACCCATAATGGCAAAACTCACGTAGTTCCGATTCACTTTGCGGGGATGATAGATCGTGGCTTTGAAAATGAAGATGGCTCAGTCAGCCTAATGGAATTGAAAACGGGTAAATGGAAACAGAAGTGGGATTGGAGAAAGGAAAAATGGGTAGATGATATTTACAAGGTCCGAGCGATGCGCAAAGAAATGGCTTTTTACGTTGATTTGCTCAAAATGGCAGACCATCCATTGCAGAATGTAACTCACTGGGGCTGGTTTTATCCTGATGGGTCGTGCGGTGAGGACATGGAAGGTATCAGATTCGTAGACAGTTGGAAGCATGAGAAGGTAGCAGAATCATATTCAAATAAACTGAAGAAAGACGTAGATGCATTATTAGAGGCTTACTTTACAGACAACTTTCCGCCAAAGCCGCACCAAAAGAAGTGCGCTTGGTGCAGTTTTACAGAAGATTGCCCCGCTTGGTTACCGGGTGGCGAGCATCATTGGCCGAGGTGGTAAGGTGCATGTGCAATTCGATTTTCCTAGAGAAGTATTAGAATTAAGCACAGAAAAGGGTAAAGGATTTAGAAAATTAGTTAGAAATACCTCAGAGTTTGAAAAATACTGGGCAGGTAAGAACGGGGTTTCAAATGCCTACACCACAGTATACGGTTATCGTGCAACTGAAGCACCGAATCATAAAAGAGTAAATCTACAAACGCCTATAATCAGACACTTCGTTCTCGATTTTGACCCTAAAGATTTCACCAATCCTAAAAGACCTGACGTGTCACTTGACGTGCCTCTCAAACAAGCCTCCAAATTGCATAAGGAACTAAAAAGGACAGACATAGAACATGGTGTTTGGTTTAGTGGTGGCGGGTTTCACATTTGGATAGCATTAGACCAAACATATACGCCCGCAAGTGGTTCTCATCTATCTGCTATCCGAGAGGCAGGTATGAAAAGAGTGAACGATTGGATAAAGGACTTGAATCTATTCTGTTCAGATCCGGCGGTTCCATTCGATACTAGCGGTTTAATTCGTATTCCTAATTCCTATAACGCTAAACGTGGTTATTGGAGTGTTCCATTGAAAACTGATGATTTAGAGAATGGTATAAATCACATATTAGAAAAGGCTCTGCAACCGGCTAGCGGAGTTGTCTCTTATGGTTCAAAGGGGCTGAAATTGACAATAAAGAAGCCGGGAGAGAAAAAAGGTGTATTCCAAAAAAATACAGTTCCTTTGGATTTACCAACACTAAAAATGGATGGGGTAATAATATTGCCATGTTTAAATCAAGCAGCCTGTCATGTAGGTGGTAACCCTAGCCATGATGCTAGAGTCCAATTAGTAAAATATTTAGCAAAAAGATTGAGGCACTTTTTACCTTTACATAGATTCAAACCTGAAATACTTGAGTCTCATACTGAAAAAATAGTCTCATTCATAAAAACACTTCAATGGGCAGATTTTGATGAAGGTGTTACACGCTATCAGGTTCGCACCATAGTAGGAAAGGACTATCCTCAAACATGTAGCATGCTTTGGTCAAAGGGTCTGTGTATGGGAAAATGTCGCTATTGGGACAAAACAGGGGCGATAGAATGAAAGAAAACAGACCATACTACAAAAGAGATAGACACATAAATAGACTGATTAGAGTCTTTAATGAACATGGTAATGATTTAAGCACAAATCAAATCATGGACCATCTTAGTAATCAAAGAAGCGTTACAGGATTACTTTACACAAATCAACCTCATAAAGGAAAAGTAGCCCAATATTTATCTAAATACCCTTACTTTGAAAGGGTAGGCACATCAATTGAAAAAAGTATTGCTAATAATAAAATGAGGGTAGCAGTATGGAAATTAGCGGAGGACATCGAATGAACAAAATGTTACGAATCGTGCAAGCAATAGGCACTATCATTGTTTTAATTCCTGTATTGATAATACTATATCCTCTGCACTGGTTTAATGAGAAGGTGTTGAAATGATAAAAATACCTTTAGTCATAGATTCTAATGAAAGAGGACCGTTAAAAGATGCAGTGGTTAGAGCAGCAGAAAGACAAGGAATACCAGTTAGACAAGAGTTTCTTCAGGGAATGGGTGATTATAAAGCAGGAGATGGACATATAGAGTGTAAAAGCATACCTGATTTGTTTCAATCTACATATTCAGGGCATTTGATGCGTCAAATGGAAAACTTAGATGCAAATTGCCAAAGAGTGTTTTTAGTAATTCATGGAGATCTTGCAAAGTATGTTAGAATATCAAATAATCAAGGTAGGAAAACTACTTACTCTAAATCGTTGAATACATTGACGGGCATCATTGCTCGCATAATGGCTGACTTTGATTGTCATGTGTGGCGAGCAAACAATTACAGTGAAGCAGCCATGTTCATAACGAAGTTGCACTCTAAACTACATACTTCTGCCTCTACTCATGGCGCTAAAGCGATTACTAGAGTTAGCACTAACGATATTAGGGCAGACATGTTACTTTCAATACCGGGATTTGGTCAAGACTTAGTAGAAAAACTGTTGCAAAAATGCGGCTCTATTGAAGAAATGTTACATGTCGAATCTATTAAACAGGTGAAGGGGATGGGTTCTGTTCTGAGACAGCGACTGATAGAGGTATTGAGCAGCGAAGAACCTGTAAAAGTTGAAAGAAAATACAATAAAAGGAGAGAAAAGATATGATTGAGCATAGCGTAGAACATTATGAGTGTATGAGGAAATATCCTATTTTGAGAGGATATTTAGAACATTTTAGAGAAGTGTCGAAAGATAACGAAATACCGGGCCTTCTATCTTTCTTTTTTATTCTCGGACAAGCAGCCCTTCCATTTGTAAGAACGCCGATAGGTGCATCTAACATAGATCCTAGAGTAAGTGTATTTTGGATTCAAGATACTAGAACAGGTAAGTCAGTTGCTTTTGAAATTATTCAAAAGGTCATGAATGATGTTGGTATAGACTGTGTGGATTATACGACAGGTACAGATGCAGCGATGGTCGGCTCTTGGAGTAGAGATGAAGATGGAACATTACACCAAACGCCCGGTGTATTAGCAGGTGCAAAGGGTATGAACTTTGATGAAGGCTCTATCATCCTTAAACCAACACAACACTCAGAGCAAACTGTTCTATTCTTACAGTCGGCTCTAAATGCTGCTGGAACAGGTAGAAACTTTTTGACAAAGCATTTGAAAGACGGAACAATCACTATCGAATCATTAGTATCTCTGTGGATTACTACATTCCCTCCACAAGGTATCAAAGAACATGTACTTGACAAAGGTATTTTTCAAAGAGTGTTGGTTTATTGGAGGCACTGGACCCTTGAAATGAAGCGTAATATTGCACACGAACTAGCAGACGCTGTATATAACAAGGTTGAGTTTGAGGTATCTTACGAAGAAGTTGTTAAGTTCTTCACAGATTTGCAGACTCGCTTAAAACAGAGGATTTTGGACATAAACGGGATTAGTGGAGAAGAATGGATAAATTCTACTCGTGAATTGCAAGAAGGCTGGGCTATGAACGCTATGTATGACATGTTTAAAATCGATGCATCGTATAGATCGGCTTTGCATCAAGCAATTGATGATTACTATGATTTAGTAGAGAATATGGACCCTAAGAAACAAGGTGTATGTGCTTCTTTCATCATGGGATTACAGAATTACACTAACATATTAGCACATCACATGGCTATGGTAGAAGGTGTATGGATAGTTACAGGTGATCATGTTGACATGGCTAAAGAAATATTGTATGACTTATATCACAATCTAATTGATTGGCTTGAATCTGAAGTCAAAGTGGGCATGGCAGGTGCTGTTAAGAGAAAACTAGAGGCCAGTTGGAAGTCCTCTTACTGGCGTTGTGAGCAATACGACTTTAATGACAATCGTGGACCGGGGTGGGCAAAGAAAGTAGAAGTCATGAAGATGTTTGGTAAAAATGAGAATCTGAGCAGCATGCCCGGAATAAATAACAAATATAACGAAGCGGGGAAAAGTATGTTTGAGGAAACCCGTGAAGGGAAAAGTAAGTATGTAAGGCTTCTCAAAGAATTTAGAAAACAGGAGGTAACAAGTTGAAGAAGATTTGTTCTCTGTGTAATGCCGAATACGAATACAAAGCAGAAGGCATAAGCGGTTACTTTGGGTTACTAAAAGTAGATTTTTGTGGTTGGTGTCTCGCTTGCATGGGCGCTATGCAAGAAAGCCTCAGCGATTTTGAGGAGGAAGAATAATGAAAGGGCAGCACTTTGTAGTTTTTGCTTTTGGTCATGAATTTTGTCACATGATGAATTCTCCTGAAGTTTTAGTTATTGTGAGTGACAATTACACCTCAATCTACACTAGTCATCATTCATATCCAAATTCAAAGCCAGTGAATTACACAAAAATCAAAAATGAACTGGCAGAAATAATTGATAATGGTGGTATATTAGTTATGAAAAATACCGAACTTTACGGTTTGACAATAGATTGGATGGGTATAACTAAAAATAATCCTTCCGAAATGGTAGACCATATAGAAAACCACGTAATTGAGTTAGATCTTGAATTAAAACGATTGACTGAACAGAAATTAAATTACAGTGATATAGATTTAAACTATTCTTTGCACACAGAAATGTATGCACCTATATGGCAGAAAGGAAGCAAAGACAAAATAATACAAGAATGCATATCAGATGCAAACATTATACTCACACTGATTAAGCGTTGTAGCGACGCAGGTAATATAAAGGTGAGGTTAAGAAATGAGAAAACACCAATGGAGTTTGATGTAGAATGGTAAATAACGGAGAGCAACAACAAACAGCACAGAGTCTAAACATTCGTGCTGCAAAAGCAATAGCAGATACGGTAAGAACGACACTTGGCCCAGCAGGAATGGACAAGATGATGGTAGATGGAGGTGGTAATGTCATTGTAACAAATGATGGGGCTACAATTCTACAAGAACTTGATGTTTCGCATCCCGGTGCTAAAATGATTATTGAAGCGGCCAATACGCAAGAAAGCATGTGCTATGATGGCACTACTAGCACAGTTGTATTAGCAGGTCAGTTACTAAGTAATACAGAATCTCTGTTTGAAAAGGGTTTACACCCCAATGTCATTTGTAAAGGTTACAGACAAGCAGCACAATGGGCAGTAGAGCATATACAATCATTGTCACAAGCAGCCAAACCTCATCTGAAACATGTGGCTCAAACATCAATCACTGGTAAATCATTAGAATCTGCCATGGAACATGTTAGTGGACTATGTGTAAAGGCAGCAGAGTTAGCCGGTGGCGATTTTGAACGCATACGTGTCCTGTGTCAGCCCGGTGGAGGCTTAGAAGACTCAACATGCTTCTCAGGTGTGGTTTTGCACAAGGAGTTTATGTTACCTGCTATGCCATTATTGCAAGATAAAGCATTGTTAGTTAATACTGGATTAAGCAACAAAAAGAATGAAGATAACGTGCAAGTATCACTTGGATCTGCTGCTGAATACCAACAGTATCAGCAAACTACGACTAGAGACATTTGGGTGAAGAAAGCAGAGGCTATCATTAGCCGACTCCCTGAAGGAGGCGCATTATTTGTTAGAGACCATGTGAATGAAGTAGTTGCTGCTACACTAGCAAAGGCGGGCATCAGTGTCGTGCAACGTCTTCCTGAGAGCGACTTGACCGCACTTGGTTTACTTCTAAATACAACTGCTGCTCATACCATAGAGGATTTAGGAGATGCAGTTGACGCAAATGTAGAATGCACTACTATCGGTGATATGAAATATGTAGTAGTAAAAGGAGAGGGGGAAGTTACTACCCTCATCCTTAGAGGGGCTACCAAACAGACTCTCGATGAAACAGAGCGTGGTTTTGAAGATGCCCTTGGAGTAGTATGTCTAGCATACAATACTCTTGAGGTCGTGCCGGGTGGAGGTGCAGCATACCTTAACTCCGCTATCAATCTACGAAGCAGAGCGGCAGAAATAGGTGGTCGTGCGCAAATGGCAATTGATGCTTTTGCCGATGCACTTGAAACAATACCTGCTACTATCGCTGAAAACGCAGGTCACGATCCTCTTGATACAGTATTAGCACTTAGAAATGAACACTTATCAGGTAACACAGATTTTGGTCCTAACATTGAAAATGGAGGCACTTGTTCTATGAAATCGGCTGATGTATGGGAGCCACTGAATCTAGTCAAGCAGGCTATTCAGTCTGCAAGCGAGGTCACTATCAGCATTCTGCGCATCGATGACATCATCGGTAAGCGTGGCGAGTGATTATTGCCTAGAGGCAGTAACTAATTCTCTAGCAAAGCGCCCGTAGGGAAACCTGCGGGTCTTGCTAGACTTAGATTTAGGTAGAGACTTTTCCCCTAGTTTAGACATATGCCCACAAATGGGACACTCTTGAATTGCTATACCCTTGCCGGAAAAGTAAACGCCTCTAATTACAAGAGGAATGCTTTTCTCTTTACAACTTACGCATTTTATTTGCAATTCAGCAAGTAATTGGCCCATGTTATCAAGCCTGTAAAAATAGTAAATGCCAAGCACTGCCATCATATGCAAATCTAGCGTATTTGCCATTTGCTATGTTTATGTTAGCCGCACTAGCATTGTCAGTTTTAGCGTTGAATACTGTATTAAATGAATTAGCAGTAGATATGTTTCTGATTTCAATTACATGTCCCGGTGGGAATGTTCCACTAGGTGTAAGTGTAGCGTGAGCGCTGCCACCATTAGGGTTCACCAACCATATATTTGCTTGGTCAAAGGTGAATGAAGTATTAACAGTCACTATACTTAACTCATTAGGGCCAAGCCTGTGTGTGTGCATTGCCTTGGTGCCACCTAGTGTCTTAGATGCAGCATAATAGAGCATCGAGTGAGAATCAGGCGTATGACTCTGCCATATGGCCCCGAATTCGCTATTGGTCAAGTCTCCACTCTCATTGCCACTGTAAAGAGCAGCGAGATCGGTGTGAGAGTCAATAGCATTACTAGCAGTAGCAAAACCAGTTCCAACTGTATTCCCACCTTTAGTCAGATGTTGCAAATAAATAGGACTAGTTCTGATGAACACTCTCCTATCATGTAAAACAGGAGTTGCGCTTAGTGAAGCAGTTACGTTTGCCGCTCCACCCGTCATACCGTATCGCAGAACTGCCAACACTATTGATTGATGATTACTACGTGTATTTCCTATGGACGGATCAGATAAAAATCCTGAAGGGATAAGAGGTGTTCCTAAAGAAGGGACAACTGGCGTTCCCATTTCATACCTGATTCTAGCAGTTGTTCCTCCGTCTGAACATACATATACCACTACAAACACCTCACTAGTGGCAGTTGGAACTGCGGGTAGAGAGCCATTGAAGTTAGCAGTGCCTGTCGCTCCTATCGTGATTTGCTGTGTAGCACCGGGACCACCTGCGAATTTGTATAATGCGCCGTCTAATACACAGTAACCACCGTGTATAGTAACAACTCCTGAAGATGCAGTTTCTATAAAGCCCGGAGTAGTCGCTGCTATACTGTTCCTCAGAGATGTTCCTACGGCTGTATCAGATATACGAATTATACCGTTTCCATGTATACCTTCGTATGGGTTAGTCAAACTTGGAGATGATAAACCATCTCCATCTTTTAGTCCCTCTGCGCTACTGCTCATACCAGCAGCAGCCATATGTCCTGCTTTCGGATTCGTCATGGTCTCACCTCAATAATTGCTGAGAAAACAATTTCATTATTGTTACTCTTAGTAATAGAATCGTATGTATATCTTGCTATTGCTGTTGTATCAGTGGAATCTGAAGGATTTTTGTATTGTAATACTACCTCTTTCAAAGGACTAGTGAATGTTGTCGATAATGGAACTTTAGCCTCCACAGATAAACTGTGGTCATCGATGACTCTGACAATAGGAGTTACGACAATAGCAGGTTGTGCGGCCCCTGTATCGTCTTGACTGGCAAGTGTCCCTCCAAACCCAAATACAACTTCATTTATTCTTGATTTAAGCGTATCAATTACATATCTTGTTCCTTGATTTAATAATGGCATATCAGCCCCTCCTTCTGTTTGAAAATGTTCCTTTGTTCATTTTTATCTTTAGGTGACTATTAGCAGATTCAGGCAACGTGTCCGTAGATATTTGAAACAATTCCTCATCGTCCTCTACTAAATCAGGTGATGCAGTAGCAATTACTACTGATGTAGTCCCAGCGCTACTAACTTTACCTAACAGATTACCATTAGCCCGATAAACAAAAGCATCTGCTTTACCATCACTTATTACGCTTGATGTAAAGACAGAATTAGCGTTAGTTCCATCTGTGGTGAAATTGGTCGTGCCAACAGCGTGTCCACCACCATTGTTGATGAGTATACCCGTGGATTTCAGATGCCTTCTGCCATGGATAATATTAGTTGCAGGTATGCCAATGGACATACCGCCCGTTGGATCTTTAACGGTTCTAGTTTCTACTCTGTAAGAAATTTTGATATTATACCCAAATGCAGTTGCAAACTCCTCTTGACTGAACTGCCTATTTCTTTCTTCATTGTCACGAATACTAGAACTAATATCGACTTCTTGGAATCTTTGCAAAATATCTTCTATTGAGCCTTCTACTGAGTTTATATCAATATCAGATTTGCGTTCCGTAAGGTTGTGTTTAACGGACAATACTATTTTACGTTTAGAATCAGTAATCGTTTCATAAGAAATCACATCTCCCGGTTGCACTCGACTCGACATTAAAGTCCCTACCAACTTTTCATTCCCTTTAGCCTTTTTTGCCATAGAAAGTAGTCTACGCCCTATCGCTTTGGAACTAGCCTTTGTGATTGCCGTAGGTGCAAAGATACCTCCCGGTATCTCATTTACAGTATCTCCTTGCGGCCCAAAGTCGTCAACTTGAACTACGTTTTGGTCATTGTTAGCACGGCTTTTACCTCGGACAACCACACGATTCAAAGTGCTTTCACCCTCTGTTTCTATGGAGCCTTCCGAAACCATAGTTTGAGTTATTATGTGTTCTCTACCGTGCTTTTGTTGATGTGAATATTCTATATTACCGAATTGGTCAGTATTAGCGTTGTAACCATCATGTCTTGCTAAAAACCGTATGGCGCTTACTCCGTCAACGCCATAGAAATCCTGTGCAACAAACGTCCCACTAGGATTGTTTATTTTTATCCCATTCAAAGAATTAGTGCTGGCCTTTGCTATTCTACTTACTAAATCAGTAGTTCGTAAACCTACATTTGCCTTTTGTCCAATCCTTACAGTCTTATCAGTAAAACCAATTTGTTTTAATTCTTGGCCTTTTAGATTTCCAAGCCTAAATCTAGTGCCCTTTTCACTACTTTCTATCGATGCTGGCACCAACGCTTGTTCGGGATTCTCAGCACCTATAATTAAAGGTGGTAATCCAGTAGATGTTGTAACCTTGTCATCATTAAGAAATATGTTGCCTGTATATCTGTGCCCATCGCTAACATTATGGGTTAAGCGAATCGTATCTTCTTCTTCAATGAGTGAATATTTTCGATCGTGAGTTGGCATGAAATCGCTAGATGTGGGTGCCTTTACTAAAAATCCACTTTGTTGCTTTGTATACTCTGCGTGTCTAACTCCATTATCCACAAACTTAGGCTTACTAATTTTTTTCATTACTGAAGTTTGAGTAGCATCGAAACGGCCAGTTGCAAGGTTTTTACCTAACGCCATAATTACTCCCCGCTATGGTCTCCTGTATTATAAGATGCATCACCATCACTACCTTTTGGATGTAAAGTTTGGCTATGTCTTGGTTGCACATTATAATCTCCTTCTTCATCATCAGGAGATTTGCGACTAGCATCTGCTCTAAAATGCTCAAGTGTGTTCTCTGACATGACTACTCTTGCTACTGGAGAGCGTATATCAGTCTTGTCGTAACCAGTCACATCAACGCCCTCTATCTTAGGGCCTTGACTTATAGGCACAGTTACACTAGACACTGGATTCATAGAATAGACAGGTGCATATGGGGGGTTACTGGGTGTGCCAGTCAAAGCCCCCGGTGCGTCACTCGTAAATAGCCCATACTTACCTCCAGCAGTCGCTCTATAAAAGTTAGAACCGACTTGGTCAGCACCACTTTTCATCACGGGGGCAGGTCTGAAAAACTGCACATGTTTGCTGTCTAACACTTGTGCTGGCCTATATAAGAAATCTATTTTAGAATCTGCAAAGTTTGTATTTTGTATCGTAGAATCATGATTAAAGTTTTGATAAGGGTTAGACGATTGACTTAAACTTACAGTGTTTATTGTATATTTTTCAGAAAGGTAACTTTCTACTTGCTTCTGTTCAAAGTCAGTTAACGCACGATTGTAAAATATAACCTCTGCCATTTGCCCGGTCAATTCAAACGAACCAACATCCCCTAAGATAGGAGTTGCAGAAGTGTTAGTTTTCTTGGTAAACACTGCATTAGATGTTGCTTCAGAATTACCATTAACAAACAGCGTTTGAGTAGTAGATCCGCCTCCAGCACCATCACTACCCTCCATTTTTAGAGTAACGATAGAAGGAGTATTAGGGACTACCGTATCACTAGAAGCAGAAATAGTAGTTTGACCTGAACCTGTGCCAGTTCTCCATTGCCAATAGTTGTTACTACCTGTCATTCTCGCATACAATAACCAACCAGTATTTGAAGTATAATTATCTATTATTCCATGATAATTACCATCGTCGGCATCGACAGTAGCCACTACAAATACAGTCATATTGTTAGGATTAAGTGTAGAACTAAATGCAGTGTTTAGTGCATCATCGCCATCGAAATGAACTAACGGTTGGTTGTTATAATCGCTGTCACTTGCTACGAAATCAGGTTGTTGGCTTACGGTTGACTGGGTAAAGTCATGTCCATGACCACTTAAATCGCTCCACAGGCTGACAGCATCTCCATCATTTAAATTAAGACTACCTGCTTTTAACCAAAGGACCATTCCGTTTTTAGGGAGTTCAAGACCCCAACCCTTTACATCCAATATACCTGAATACTTACTCCATTCCATAATATAAGTTCCACCTAAAGGCCAATAGGCATGAGCATTAGAGAATCTTGTTATACCTGCGACAGGATTAGCACTAAAATCTAGTGCAGTCAAATCAAAGTTGCCTAAAGTTCTACTCCCTCCTGTCATAGCACCTCTAAGGTTTGTTCTTTGACCAACCTCCCTATCAGTATGTAGGCTGGCTGCTTCCGTGGACATGATAACATACTCTCTGCTAACTCCATCATTCAATTCTGATATGGTGTCAACGTCTAACCCCATCCTTATGTCATCTCTAGCAACAGGCTCTGCAAATCTAGTGTCTGCTGTGACCGTTTCTACACCTTCACCTACTGAAGCACTTGATTTTAGTAAACCGTCATCCTCTGCTAAATCTAACCTTGCACTAATACCTCTTTCTATTTCACCCGACTGTAAGACTTCGTTACTTGGTCTTACTAAGCCTTGACCAAAAGCAGGCTCTGCTGTGCTATGTGATAACACTATCCCAGTAGCATCATGAACTTCACTGACATTCATCAACATGCTTTCATTAAACACTGTCGGCCAACGGACTCCTCTACCGTCACCTCTATCACCAACACGCATGGCACTTGCTGGATTGAACCAATCAGCCACGCCCATATTGCTAGCGTCATTATTAGCAGTGTTTGCGTTACCGCTATATCGGTCATTACCATCGCCCGCAAACAAATCATGCGCTGCTGGTCTATGTGTTACATTAGTGTCGGCATAAGCATCTTCAGGATCCCAAGAAGGTCTAATTCCAAAACCTCTAACTGGGAATCTTCTAACATCCTCTCCACGAGTATTACCCCACCAATCAATCAAGTAAAATTTGTGAGCAAGCGCTAAATCAGAAGTATTCATTCCTGCTATATCACCCGGATATTCTCTCCTAACCGTAGAAGGGTTTCTTATTGTTCTAACTGCACATCCAAACGGCTGAGTCATTCTCCTTCCATCACTATATCTTACTTGTCTGCCTATTTGGTCCTGATTGAGAAGCGCACTTACTTGTGTCAACCTTTCCAATATACCTATGTAAGTGGCGTTGAAAGTTATATCGGACTGAGAACCAGTGTCAGTTCCGACATAATCCCACCCATTGCTTTTGCTATCTTGTTGAACAAATGGGCCATGATAATAACCAAGCAGAGCGTTTGCATTAGCCACTTCTAACCATCCACGAACATAATTTGCATATCGAGGTCTGTTATACGCTTGTCTAATGCCGAATCTGTAACCAAAGCAATAGTTGCGAGCGTAAGCCGATGCAGAAGTCATTTCAGCGTAAGTGCGAGTTCTAATTCCAGTGTTGTCATCAAAACCACCACAGTCCATGCCATGAGTTTCACCACCCCAACCTATCAGGGCAGTTGCATAAGATTCTAGTCTACTTACCGCTCCGCCCCCATGAGAGCCACCGGGCCAAAATCCTGCAAAGTTGAACTTAGTAGAATTGTATGTTCCTCCCTGATGATTTAGTGTTCCACTACCATCCACTAATGCATCAATTTGTGCCGCTGTGTATATGGTGCCGTCATGACTTAGCGCAGTACTCGCATCATTATCATGATCGTGCGGAGGTGCAACCCACTTCATAGCGAATCCAAACGGCCCTTTGCTAGCAACATAATTGAAATCATGATAATGTATAGTTTCAAAGTATTCAGGTAAATGATTGTAAGGCTTCTTATCAACAGGTGTATCTGCTACACCAGTTTTATCATAAAAGTTACGAGTTCCACCAGTAGCAGTGTCACTATACCAAGTAAACGGTCTTCCTAAATTAGGATGCCATAAGCACAAATAAGCATCAGGTAAATGCAAACTGTTTGTATCACCAGTGCCATCCCCTAAAGATTTACTAAAGGTGCTTTCTAAAGGTCTTGGGGGGAATAATCTAGTTGCTATACTAGACTTCACATCAGTGAATATCGTGTCTGATGCGTATGTATTGTAAGGTCTAGTTAATTTTAGTATAGTATTATCCCCTGAGTCAGAGTCACCATTGAGATTTGCCCAAAATTCAGCGTCACCAGTAACACTAGAAAATGTAGTTGATGCGCCTAATGTAGCATATGCGAGTGTTCCGGTTCTGTTTCCGTAGGTTGCAGTATAAGTTATACCATCTTTTGTATATTCTAATTGTTCACCATAATAAGGTTGAACTGGAAACAAATCATTGTTATCTACGGTTATGGTGCTTCCTCCTTGGTTATCGGAGAGAACTACGCAAGTTGGGTTGAGGCTTCTATTGCGCCTATGCACTTCATATATGTCCATAAATGATGTAGGATAACCTGCTATTGTCAATTGTGCGCCAACACAACCGTAAGACATTCTACAAAACTCATAATAATTATCAGGTTTATGCCATTCAAGATGTTTAAATTTGTCAGCACCACTAGCAGTTGCGCCCTCATTGTGGAGAATTCCCCACCAAGGTATAGTCACAGTGTAGCCCGGAGTGGCACTACTAAACATACCGGGCATGTAAGGTAAACTTCTACGTGTGAGAGATGGAGATGTAGTTTCTTGGACCCCTAATGGGTTGTATAACCCTAACACAGGCATGTTAGTAAAGTGGCTACCGGAATCAGGCTCTATGTCTAATATAACTTCGTTAATTATAACTTCGCATCCTCTTACGTCTGCCATCATTGCCTCTGCTAAAATCAGAGTGTGCGAGCCATTAGTAGAGATGTCCTGTTCAATTGCAATCACAGTGTTGATTTGTTGCCCTGTCAATTCTATTGATTTATTGCCGCTCTCTGAAGGTGCTTTATTTTCAGTAGCGTGATTTAAGTGGAATCCTTTAAGTTGTTGAGCAAATAGATTAGGCTGTATAATGATTTGATATGCTCCTACTTCCATAGGATCTGGGAAGTGGTTATTTAGTGTGTAAGTTCCTCCTGCTTCTAATACTAATTCATGTCCACCTGCTGCATTCTTTGTTCCTGCGTCACCTACTGAAGCAGCAACACCATATCCTTCATACTTGATTTTCGTTTCAGTTAGTAGAGTGAATCCTCCTCCGTGTATATCTGATGGAGAAAACGCTGCTGTTGGACCGGAGAAGTAAATGTAAGGGTCACGCCCCGGCTCATGAGTAGTAGATGTAGCAGTTGTGCTAGTCCTAGTTCCTTCATTAGTGCCAACTAAACTGTCAATAAATGGAGGGTTGTTGGAAGTCCTACAACTCTCATTTAGTTGATACAACCTTTGGTAAGCAGGGTGAGCGTAATGTCCGGGCAGCAACGCCATAGTTGGGTTAACATAGTGATGGCCCATTCTAGGTATTGGCATAGGTGTCATCTTTGGTTTAGTGATATTGTCATGAGCAGTTGACGGTCTAACCATTGCACCTGTATTCAAAGGTAAACTAGTAAACAAAGTATGCCAGTCTGTTATCTTCATGTCAGGACTCGCACCGCTGTATTCACTGTGGTCACGAAGTCTACGTGAAGCAAAAATACGAGTGCTGCCAGCAGGTAAATAATAACTAGGTACGACTTTTAAACCAGTTTTACCTGTAACAAATTCTACAAAGTTAGGACTGTAAACAACTCCAGTAAATTTGTTAGTGCCTATGCCAGTATAAGATGCAATCACTCCTTTATTGGTAGTAGGGTCATATACTCTTAGGAAATATCTGCCTCCACTTAATTCTGTTGCATCTGTCCAAGTTGCAGTTTCAGGTGTAGAAGTTACGCTAATTTCTGTTCCACTAAACCCACTATAAGACAACTCATCTACGTCATCTCTATGAGTCATACTGACTCCCATTTTGGTTACATGGAAGTATAGGCTTCTGTCATGAGGTTCATACGATGTTGACAAAGGCTTGTTTTGTGTATGATCTTGCCAACCTTCCAACGTAGATGCTGGGAAGTCTAATCTATGTTCATGCTTATCAATTGAAACATCGGTTCCATCTTGACTGATATGTTCCCAACCATTATTTTCCCAAGTCGGCCATAATCTAGGACCTGCATATTTATTATCAAACATGTCCGTGATATGTTGAACTGGTTGAGCAGGGTGTTGTAACCCTCCTGACCCAATGGTTTCATTTTGATATGCTTGTATTCTATCAAATCCGGGCCTAACAATTATGTTGCCGGGTATTTCATCAGGGTTGGGTAATCTTATCTTCATGTTAGGTGACACACCCGTGCCCGCTAAGGCTGGCGCTAATCCTTCAATTTCTCTATCACTAACGTGCCTAAAGTCCATAATCACAGTGCCAAGTGGAGAACCACCCTCTAAGCGATGCTCTTGCCCTGTATCATCTACAACTAACATACTTTGGAATTGCATTTCTTCATTTGGAATCAATAACGCATTTTTGATTTCTAAAGGATGTTGCTCTGCTAATTGTGGATGAGACAATTCTTGGGCTTGAATTATTGGGAACATTGCAGAATTAGTAGATTCAAAACTAAATCTAACATTACCCAGCATTTTTTCTCCAACTAATTTGTAACTGCCGCCGTCTTTTCGTTTTACCCAAGGCACCGCTCCAAGACCTCTAGCGTTAGCGGCTGGCATGGTTAGGCTCCCTCCATCCATTCGCTTCCAAACAATCTGCTCTGCTGAAAAATTACGAGCAGCAGATCGCTTGTGATAATAGCCGAATAATCCGGGGTGTGGCATAGCAGTAGTAGCAGCACTTGGATTTAAATAATCCAATAAACCACTGTTACCTATACATTCAACCCCGTGTGAAGAAAACTGCTCATGGAAGTTAGAGCCTTTTACAATGCTTTCATCCCAAAACAAATCTCCAGTTTCAAAACTACATGGATTTGCTTGAACCATATCACCTGCCTGTATAGCACGATGCCAATCTCCGTCAGTAGGCGCATCACCTGTTGCTGGATAAGTGTCAAAAGGTCTGACAAACCCTGAGTGCATTTGTGCTTCAACACGAGGACCAGCATTAGCGTATGCAACATATCTTGACTTGTTGTGAACCTTAGATGTGTCCCATTGAATAGTTCCTGCGTGTAATATATTACCATTTTCTTTAGCCATCAACCAATCGCCTGAACACAGTATTCCATCTCTATCAGCCTTGGCAATTAAAGGCAACTCACTTTCATGAGTTATTGCTATCAAATGCCTCGATGATAAACCATTAACACAGAAATCTGAGAAGGTAGCAGTAGAAGTATCACCTGTTCCCACAGGAGCAGACGATGCTAAACAAGTTTCAGCAGCACCGTAAGGATTGAACCCAAGGAACGGGTGCCAAGCGCCAAGTCCAGCAGGGTAAACTCCCGAACCTATTTGAGCGCCAGTGTAAGAGTTTAGATACGAATATGCTTCACCTGCCCAGCCTACTGCACCAACTGGCTTAGTTCTATCAATTGCATCAATTAGACCATTGTAGTGAACTTGGCACATATGGTCACGGGAAGTAACAGAACTGTCGTTATTAAATCGATGCGTTCCAGCCTTTGTCCAAATATAAGCCTTGAAAGTATTATCAACATCAACATCTCTATTATTTTGAGGGTTAGTTACATTTGTATTAGCCTTCAAAGTAAAAGTAAGAGTTGCTTCAGGGGCACCTCCTTGTACAGTTATTGTGTCTCCTGATGAATAACCTGAGCCTGCTTCTACGATAGTTACTGCCCCAGTGTCTAAAGGACCGGGCGCACCTGAAGAATTTGTTACTGATACCGATAGTCCAGTCCCAGTTCCTCCGCTTGTAGGGAAAGTGTTAGTGCCGGGCGGATAGCCATCACCACGAGAATTGATAGAAGCAGATGCTATCGAAGATGTTACTGGACTTTTGGCGAGTGTAAAGGTAGTGTTAGGAGCGCTAACGGAGTGACTAATATAAGGAGCAAAGCCCGAAAGATTACCATCACTCACTCGTAACCATCCATAGGGGGGTAAAGTCGTAGCAGTGCTAGTAACTCTTAGTGACGCAGGTGTTGAGCCTGACTCAGGAGTGTATTGATTAACAGTAACTTCTACCCATCCGTAACGATCTTGCTTGTGTGAATTTTGCATGGAAGGCAAGAATGTCCCGCCGATTGCTTTCAAAGGGTCTTTACCGGGGAATGTATTTATTGCCGCACTAATTACCGCACCTAATTCTTCTGCATTTTGAACACGAGTAGCATCAATCAAGACTACATTTGAATCGGCTGCTTGGTCATCATCAGAACCAAAAGCAGACAAGTATGCTTCTGCTAAAAGTCCACACGGTCTAAATGCAGTCACATTATGTTTGTTAGCACTACCCGTGGCTAACCTGCCATTTTCTACCGGATGCTTTGGATTAATATTTACGTGATTGTCAAGGAAATGGCCTCCGGGGTGGTAACCACCATCCATATGCCAAATTGCAAACGCCTTTTTAGTTGCACTGTGAGTTGCACTTTCTAAAGAATTTCCAGCCAAATCTGTGAATAAATGATTGAATGGATGAGCAGTAGGAGGTAGCAATAAACTTCCAGTAGTAAAGTCGGCACCTTCATAGTAAAACGCTTTGTTAAAAGTGTGTGCGAAAGTATCACCGCTGCTAGCATGCACTGACACACTTGGGAATCCTTTAGTAGGCTCCCAATTCATTTCATAATTAAAACCACTAAGTTTATTCTTTTGGAAAAAAGATGTTCTAGGAAGATGGGCTGAAGCAGATAAAGTTCTATTGAAACCACTAACAAAGTCCTCACCGTTTGTCAGTTGATTTGGTAAGAATGAATGGTTAGAAACATTTCCACCTATGTTAATTGGAACAGCACTGTAACCGTTACCAGTAGTTACTATGTTTGCTCCTTGCGGCTCAAAGGCAGCAGAATTGTGAGGGAATGCATGTCCGGGGCCAAACACCATATACACAGTTTGGTCACCTTCATCACTGTTGTGACTATACCTTGCGTGTGGATGAGCGAATCTAAGAATAATTGGACTAGGTATATTGACTGGTACGGTGTTAGTTCCATCAGTGTAAGTTATACCTGTTGCCTTACTATTAGTTCCCTTTGCCATATCGAACGGTAATATTGCATCTTGATTAAAGAAAGGAGGATTATTTTTTCCTTTATGGTCATCTAAGTAAGGCGTTCCGGGGAACATAGCCAACATAGCATTTGTATCAAGTAGAGCATAAGATCCAGCAATTTCACCTACATTTTGTAACCCAGCAGAGCCTGTTGGACCACCTGCGTAAGGATGTGTGTAAAAGTCTCCATAATCATTTTGAGTGCCATCATTAATATCCATTACCACTCCACTAAAGCCGCCACCGAAATAAAGAGGCACCCAGTGGTCAGGACTATCTCTACCCCCTCTGAAGTAAAGGAAGGGGCTAGACATTTTGCTACCTGCTCTACGAATTCCATCTGTTTTTAAACCGTTTTTAACATCACCATTTCTCATCAATATGTCGGTAGCAGTAATAGTAGAAGCAAAGTTAGCACTTGCACCTGTTGCAGCAGAATATGCTAATTTTATTTCTGCGTCAGAGCCATCTCTCTGACTTGTAACTTCAGCGTATTCTTCTGAACCTAGCCAAAGTGTAAATCTTTCACCCCAACTTTCAGCGTTATCTGAGCCGGGAACACAAATAGAATACAAAAAAGTGTTACTTGCTAAGGTTAAACGAGAAGCAGTTTTAGCACTAAGTTTAATCATTGGGCTATCTATTTTTGGAATTATATGGTCACCGGCGACACCAGTAAAGTTCTCACCACGAAGGTTTCTTTGCCAAGTAGTCGTATCAATAGAATTGTTCTGACTGTCTACTAAAATAGGAGTAGCAGTGTTAGCATTAGTTCCTTTGTAGCGAGTGGTTACTTGCAATACAGTCTCAGGAATATAACCCACGTCTAATCTTGTGCCATCATCTCTCTCATTATCAGTAAGTCCACCAGTGTGCTTTGAAGTTACAGTTGCATCACTACTTGCGCCTTCCATTAAGCCCCAGTCTTTACTTCTTGAAACATTGAATAATTTACTAAGTGGAGTTCTGTTTTTGTTATTGACCTTAACTCTAATAGCAGTAGGGCTTACACCCCATTCACCTAGCGTTCTACCGTCAGGTGCAAGCATGCGAGTACAGTCAAAACTAGTCGCTGAAACACTTCTATCATTTGCATCAGGCATAGTCATTGCAAATTCAAACGCTGCTGCAATTACTTCATCTGTCAAT